ACAAGAGCAGTTAGAGGATCAACTCGAGCTGCACATAGTGGAGGAGCTACTGTAACTAATACATCTAGTTGGACTGGATGGGGATCAGCTGCAGCTAACACCGATAAAGTTACAGACCCAGGTTTATGGTCATTAGATAATTTAGGAAGCACTTTAATTGCTCTAATTCACAATGGTGAGTGCTTCCAATGGGATGGTGATGCACTTAATGCAACAGCAACAAGAGCTACAATTATATCCGGTGCACCAACAGCGTCACGTGATATGATAGTTTCTACTACTGATCGTCACTTAGTTTTCTTTGGAACAGAAAAAACTATTGGAGATAAAACTACACAAGACGATATGTTTATTAGATTTTCTTCTCAAGAAGATATTAATGACTACACACCTACAGCTGAAAATAGTGCTGGTACACAAAGACTGGCTGCCGGATCACGGATCATGGGAGCTAAAGTTGGTAGAAATGCAATATATATTTGGACCGATACATCTTTATTTACTATGAGATTTGTTGGAACTCCTTTTACATTTGCTTACGAACAAGTAGGAACCAACTGCGGATTAATTGGAATGAATGCAGCGGTAGAAGTTGATGGTGCTGCGTACTGGATGTCTGATAATGGTTTTTTTAGATACACCGGAAAACTAGAATCAATGGACTGTTTAGTTGAAGATTATGTTTATGATGATCTTAACACAACATCTAACCAATTAGTTTATTGTGGTATTAATAACTTGTTTGGTGAGATTACTTGGTTTTATCCAACAGCTACATCAAACGTAAATACTAGATCTGTTACATATAGTTATCTAGATTCAACAGCTAAAAGACCGATATGGTTTACTAATGCTAGTAGTTTATATCCTAGAACAACATGGGAAGATTCTGCTGTGTTTGGTTTACCCCATGCAACTAAGTATGATGCTGGTAATGATACATCATTTGATGTAACCGGTAATACTGATGGTACAACAATTTATTTTGAACATGAAACAGGAGTTAATCAACAAGAAGCAGCATCAACAGCTGTAGCAATTCCTGCTAATATTACATCCGGTGATTATGATATTACACAAAAAGTTGTAAGAGGAGCTGCAACTAATTTAGGTGATCTTAGAGGTGATGGTGAAAACATTATGAGAGTTAGCAGAATTATACCTGATTTTATATCTCAACAAGGAAGCGCTATTATACAATTAGATTTAAGAAACTATCCTAATAATACAGCAGCTAGTTCATCCTTAGGACCTTTTACTGTTACAACAAGTACGAATAAAGTAGACACACGTGCAAGAGCTAGAGCTGTAGCTCTTACAATATCCAACACTGCAGTAGATACTAGTTGGAAGTTAGGAACTTTTAGATTAGATATACATGCTGGAGGAAGAAGATAATGTCAATTACACGATTACAACAAGCTAGACAGATGTTTAGATATGGTGGTGACACCATGGGTGGACCAAACGATAAAAGTAATAACAATAATAATGGTAATGGTAGACCAGAAACTACAAGACATAATCCTCACACAGATTCAGGAACTTCAAAAACATCTACAGTTACTGGTAATGAAATGAAATCTGCCGAACGAGACTTTATACAAACTTTAAATACTAATAATGCAATTAGAGCAGCACAAACAGAAACAAAGTTTAGTCCATACGATGGGGGTTCAATGTTTGCACCTACTAATCAAAAAGGTTTTAATTGGAAAAGCGCTTTATTTAATGCCGGTCTTTTTGCACTTAACCCTGCACTAGCAGCTAAATATGGTAAAGCAAAATCTTTATATAATGCTGCAAAATTTGGAAGCAAATTAGCAACAGATTTAGGTTTAACAAACACGGATGTTGTAGAATCTATAACTAGTAATTTTACAGAAAATTTTGGTAAAGGTAAAAAATCTACACCTAAATCAACATCAACTAATAATACTAATAACGGTGGTAAAGGTGATGGTGACGGCGAAGGAATAGCATCACTAGATAACCAAGCAAGTGGTTATGATGAGTATATATTATTATTACAAAAACTACAGTCAGGCACTATTAGTGATTCAGAACGAAATAGATTTAATGTATTAAAAAGTAAGTTAGGAATATAATGGCAAAAATAGTACAATCATTAACCAGAGCAAGTTCAGAATATCAGGAAGATGTAGCACAATCTTTAGTTAGAGATTTAGATGCGGTTCTTGAGAAACTTAACACTACATTTCAAGAAGAATTAAAACAGGAGATAGAAGCTAGAAGTTTCTTTTTAGATTAATGGCAGTAGTAAACCAGTATAAATTTGTAGGTATAGATAACAGTACAAGTGGTAGTGCACTGACACCATTAGGATCAGGTATTCCTGCAGTTAATGAAACTATAGTTATTAAATCAATACTAGTTACATCAGCTGGTACACCTAGTGTAACTATTTTAAATAATAGCATTACAGCTATTAAATCTGTACCATTAACAGCCAATCAAACAAAAGAATTATTAACCCAACCGCTAATAGTAGAGGGTGGAAAAACCTTTACAGTACAATCAAGCACAACAGATTCGTTTGATGTAGCTATTAGCTATTTAAACATTAAGAAAGAGGTAACAACATAATGATAGAGTTAACACCAGAAAAAATAATAACAAAAATATCAAATAATAAAACCGGAGAGGTTTATGAGACTGAAGAAGCTTTAAAAGCTGCTAATATACCTGAAGAAGATGTTAGAAGAGATGTAACAGTTATCATGCCACCTCTTGATTTAATAGGAAAAACAAAGTAGTATGAGAAACTCTATAAAATAAGGCAATTATGGCAATAACAGATATACAAATTTCAGAAGAACTAAAGACTAACGCACCATCTATAAAGTATAGTGGTAATGAAGGTCCTAAATCTCCACAAGAAATGCAACAAAAAGCCGAGTATGACATGCAGGAATATATAATAGAGTTTGAAAATGTATTTCCTGAAATGAAAGAGTTACGAGGCACTGAAGAATACATGGATATGTTAGAAGATTATTTTAGAAGTTTAGCTAAAGGTCCAATTTTACCAAGTCCAGAAGATCCAGTAAATCCTTTTGGTCCTAAACCACAAGGACCAGTATTACCTAACAGACAAATGGCAGCGTATGGTGGTATCATGGGTCTAGATGGAAGAAAACAATATGGTATTGGATCATGGTTCCAGGAAAAAATTATGGATCCAATTAAAAAAAATCCAGTTGTTTCATCTTTAGTAGGAGGCGCTTTAGTTAATCAATTTGGAATTCCTTTTACAGGAACAGCAGGAGATAGAGTAGGACAAAACTGGATAGGAGATTTATTAGGTGGAAGAGATTCTGTTTTAGGGGACGGTATTTTTGGATCAGGTTCGTCTTCAGGAAATGCTGATAGTTCAAAAAAATTATTTAATATAGGAGAATTTTTAGACACTAAAAAAAATAAAAATGATGAGAAATCAGCAACTTATGGTGAAGTAATTAGAGATGCTATTGGTAAAAATATTATACCAGCAGCAGGTGGTATTATGGCAGGATTATTTACTAAAAATCAACCAGAACAACCAGGTTTACCTGATGACAACACAGCAATGAACATACAAAATCTTACAAAGACTGCAAACTTACTAGATCAAAAACAAGGTATGGCAGCAGGTATGAATTTCTTACCAGCTGTATCAGCTAGAAAATTTACACCAGAAGAAATGGCTATCTCATATTCACAAGAAGCAGCTAACGGTGGTAGAATAGGATTTGATAATGGTGGGGATACTATGGTGATGAAAATGAGAGAAGAATTAAAAGGAAAAGGATATGACTGGTTAGATTCTGTTGACGACACAACTGTAAGACAAATTTTTAATAGTGAAATGGGAACATTTACAGACTCAAGTGTGTATAGAGCTAACGGTGGTAGAATAGGTTTTGCTAATGGAGGTGGATTAATGGACCTTGGTGGTATGGAAAAAGATTACAGAGCTGAAGGTGGGTTTGTACCTATAGGAAGAGAAGA